TCTCCTGACCTCCCCCCGTTTGAACCCAGCATCCTAACTCTAGACGGGTACTTGTTCCTCATTAAGACAGGGACACAGGATATTTACAACAGTAACCTTGGTGATCCTTTGTTGTGGACCGCTGGAGACTTCATCACTGCGGAGATGATTCCAGATAACTTGGTACGAATCTCTCGACTTAGTAACTACCTCATTGCACTGGGGACAGCCTCTGTAGAGTACTTCTTTGATGCTGGTAATGCAGAGGCCAGTCCCCTACAGCGTAACGACACTCCTGTTAAGAGTATTGGTTTTCTAGGAGGTTATGCAACCTATTCTAACAATGTAATCTTTGTTGGTCAGAGTAGCACAACCTCTCCAGAAGTATACATCCTTGAAGACTTTAAGATGGACATGGTTGAGAGTCCAATGCTTAAGAGGTATTTGAAGAAGGACTCTGTGTTCACAGCTACGATGCTGTCGATGGCAGGACATGACTTCTACGTACTCACAGTGGATGGTCTTACCTTCGCACTGGACATGAATACTAAGGTGTGGGCACGATGGGGTCTAAACTCCACCGAGACACTCCCTTGTCAGTTTGCTACAAACGTCATTGTCTCTGGTAGTGGGCACGTTGCAGTGTTCAGTATACTGGGTCAGAGTGGGGTGTACTTCTTTAATCCAGATACCTACCAAGACCTAGGTGTGAACTTTGATGTAGTGTTGCAGACTCCTAAGCAGAGGTTCAACACCTACCATGAGAAGTTCATGTCTCGTCTAATCCCTGTAACGGATAAAACAACTGGTTTGCTCTATGTCTCTTGGTCTGATGATGATTATGCTACATACACAACAGAGCGTACCATTGACCTGAGCATTGAGCAACCTAAGATACACCGACTGGGCAGGTTTGTAGAGAGGGGCTTTAGGTTCCGCTTTGAAGACAACAGTCCACTCCGTATGTATTATGTAGCAGTGGACTACAACATAGGACTTAAATAATGGCGGTTATTCTACCCCCTACACCAATTGGAGTTCCTCCGGGACACTCCTTTTGGAACGATTGGTACGAGAAGCTCCGCACGGTGGTTAACACTGGTGCAATTAGCGTTACTTGGACCAACATCAACTTTACTGGTAGTGCTTTATCGAGTATTGCTAGTAGACCTCATAGTTCCTTACAGAGTATGCAAGGTGGAGTTGTTGGAGAGCGTTATCATCTAACTGCTGCACAACATGCTTCTTTAGCGGTGGGCAACCACAATGATTTGGCTAGTCTACAAGGTGGTGGTGTAACTGAACGCTATCACCTAACAACAACACAACATAGTAGGGCTACAGGAGTTCTCTCCCTAGCCGCTGATCCAACTGCTACTGAAATAGCGGCCTCTCAATGGGCCATTTATAAGAACACAACGTCAGGTGATGTACGTCTCTGGGCCAATGATGGCGGAGTACTTAAGTCTGTGACGCTAACATAAGGAGATGATATGGCCGAATATGGTGGTGGAGGTGGTATTGGTGGCTACGGGAGTGGCTATGGCGGTGATAGTGATAATGGCGGTGGTTATGGTGGTGGCGGTGGAGTGGGTGGCTTCGGAGCGGGTTATGGTGGTGATAGCAGTGGCTACGGGAGTGCAGATGGTGGATCAGGAGGCTGGGGAGGAGAGGGTGGATGGGGTAGCACCAACTTTGGTAGCTACACCGAAAGCACGGGTGATACAATTAACGTAGGGGATTACGGACTTAATCCTAGTGATTCTGGTGGTTGGAATAACCCCTCCTTTGGTGGATATGATTCCGCAAGTGGTTATTCTCCATCCAATCAATCCACGAGTTTTGCTCCTAGTTACAATACTACGAGTTATGCTGCTCCCAGCTTCTCTCAGATGTATTCTGCTCCAGCAGCACCTCCAGCATGGAATGGTATGCTTAATGCCAGTCAGTCCCCTATGGCTGCTTCTGCTGAGTATGCTCCTCCCTCGTCAATGAGTGATGAGGATAAGAAACGGTACAACCATATGGCAAGCCTTGGCATTAACATGGCTGATCTTATGGGGGTTAACCCCGGAGTCGTTAACGCTGCACGCAATGTCCAACAGGCTGCAAATAGTATTGATCGTGGTGACTGGGGATCACTTTTTGGTCAAGGTATCGGTGCCGTTACCGATAGTAATATTGCAGGGCTGGTCGCCAAACATGGTTATAATATTACCACGGGTGCTCCCAATGCAGTGGATAAGGCTATGGGCGCTGGATGGAAGGCTGCTGGTTCTACGTTGGGTGGTATGATGTTAGGACCTTTCGGCGCTTGGGGTGGTAGTAAGCTTGGTGGCCTTGTTGGCGATCATCTAGCCAACACCCAACGACCCGGTAATTACAACGATGCTAGTGGAGACGTTAGTGTTGGTGATTATGGACTAAATCCTAGGGACTCAGGTAATAATATGAATGCTAATAGCTATGGAGGTCCCGGGGGCGGGGGAGGTCAATACGGAGATATGAGCAATATGCGAAATGATTATTTGTCGAACTTTATCCCAGACGCTCAACAAGGTGGTTCTGGTGTAAATGCTTATGATGGTGAGGGTGGTGTTGGTGATGGTGTGGGTCCAGCGGGTCCACAGCAAGGTAGATTCACCGGTAACCAAATTGGTAATGGTATGGCTGGCTTGGCTGGTTTGTATCAACTGCAACAGATGCGTAACACTGCTGGTGACTATAAAGGTCAACAGGCACAGAACCAACAGCAGATGGATGCTTTGATGGCGCAGATGAACAATGGTGGTCAACGTCCTGTGATGCCTAATGCTCCACATGCACGTACCCCTAACTTCGCTAACGTCTCTGCAAAGCTTGATGGTATGTTTGGTGCTAACAGCAATGCTGCACAACACCTTAGCTCTACCCTTGCTCGTAAGGATGCAGCGGCAGGTCGTCGTAGTCAGTATGGCCCGCGTGAAGTACAGATGTTGTCAGAGATGGCTCGTCTCCGTGCTCAGGCAGAACCGGCTTACATGAATGCTGAGACTGGCGCTGTGAACGTTGCTAATCAAGGCGCGTACAACATCTACAATTCGCAGATGGGTGCTTATAACTCGCAGTTGCAGAATCAGGATGCTATGTACAAGAACCAGATTGCTGGCATGGGTGTTAATACTACCGGCCAAGCTAATGCTTACAAGGCCCAAGAGTCAAAAGACGCTCTTCGTCAAAAACAACTTGCCACCCTGTACGGGATGGGTAAGGAGTCTGGATTCTTTGATTACGTGGGGAGTAAGTTCTAATGCCAGCACCAGATTACAACGACATCTTTGGGGGAGGGGCTATGGGAGCCCACTACGCCCTACAAGATAGAGATAGGGAGTATGCCACTCGGCAGGGTACTGACCAGATGCAGCAGGAGAATATTCGTAGTAAGCAGCTTAGTAATCTGTTTGACGAAGCGAATAACCCTCAGAAGCTACAGGAGCAGAGTCTTACGAACACCGGGCTCGGTTTAGCTAATACTAATAAGGGTTACGACAATAGAATCAATGCTGTTAAGGCTGACTTCACTGAACGTACTAAAGAGCAAGCATATTCTACGGAGATGAGGAAACTCATTTCTGAAACATCTAAGGCTGACATGGACGACTTGCATTACAAAGCTCAGATGGCTGCACAAGACCCTCGTTCTACTCCAACACAGCGTGCTGCGGGTGTTAGAGCCCTTAAGATGCACGCAGACTTCTTGAAGGTTCAGGAGCAGCATAAGAATGCTCAGTCTATACAAGGGCAAAGCGAAGCGTTTCAGCGAGCACAGCAGCAGCGTGGGTTTGCTAACTCGGATGCTAAAGAGGCTACTAAGGCTGCTGCTAAATTAGCTTCTTCTAAGGAACTTAGTAAGATGTCTACAGATCAGAAACGGTCACACTTCATCGACCAGATGATAGATGCGCAGAAGCGTGGCGACGAGGTTGCCTACATGGAAGCGGCTCGAATGATTGAATACATCACGAAGTTTCGAGCGTCTGAACGTGGTGATACAACGATTGGTAAGAGTGTTATGTCAGAAGGTGCTGTCGTACCTATGGAGCGCCGGGCCCCTGTAGTAGCACCTCCAATGAATAGTGATCGCCCATTCACACCTAGCCCAGATAGATATAAACAACCACCTCCACAGCTTCCTGCTGGATGGGTAATGAAATAAAAGGATACTTATGCCGACTTTCTCGTACAAGGGTTATGACTTCGATGTAGCCCATCAACCCTCTGCGGAAGAGTTTACGCAGATGTCGTCCTACGTAGACACCCTTCCTCCTAAAGAAGAGAAGAAAAAGAAAGAACTAGGTTTCTGGGACACTGCAAAGAAGACTAGTCTTGACGCTGTGAACATGGCTGACATGGCTCTTAACATGCCCCTTGCGGCTGGTGTGAGTGCCTTTAGTCAAAAGTATGGTGACAAGATGTTTGGTGCTATGGATGCCCGTATCGCTCAGAACGAGCGGGCTGGTAACCCAGAGAACCTTGAAGTCAATCCCTACACGCAAGTCGCAACAACTCCTGTAACCTTCGTCCCTCAGGTGTTGGGTATGTTTGGTGCCCCTGCTGCTAAGGGCCGTGACTTGCTTAAACGTGGAGAACCTCTGTCCACAGCTATCCCTGCCACCTTGATTGAGGCTGGTATCAACGCTGGGGGTGTTGGTCCTATGAAGGCAGCATCGACGTTCGCTGGTAGGGCAGCTATTGGTGCCGGTGCTAACGTGGCTATTGGTGCTGGTTCAGATGCATATACACAGTTGCTGGCTACTAAGCAGTCTACCAAAGATGCTTATGATCCATACAACCTTGAGCGTCGTCTGCAAGAGGGTGTTGTTGGTGGTGTGTTGCAAGGCGCTATGGGTGAACGTCCACGGGCGAAAGCTAAACCAGAACGTACCCTCCGTGATGCCATTGACGATGTTGTGAAGGCTAGAGAAGCTCCTGTTAAGGCCGTTGATCCAAAAGCCCCTCTCCCTGATGTGATGCAGGTTGACTCACAGGGTAATGTGGGCACCCCGGATCTCGGTACGAAGCTTGCTATGGAGAGGCAGGCAGAAGTAGCTCGACAGCATAAAGTTGATGTTGCTCAGAATCAAGTGGGTGCTAATGCCTTTGATGAGATTGTTAACCAGTCCCGTACTGGTGAGAGTTCCCCTGTTAGTTTTCCAAAAGAAGGTGATCCGGGTGCATGGATGGCTAACCAGTTGGAACAGCGTGGTGCTACGGAACGTGCTGGACAAGTACAGGATGGACTTGACGCCAGACAAGCTGCTATGGAGCAGCAGGTTAAACAGCAGACCACTCTTGAAATGGCGGCTGCTGACCGTGCCAGACAAAACCAAGCCTCCCCTACTACACCTGATATGGCTGCACATGTTGCAGCGCAGGAGAACGCTCGTCTTGCACAACAGTCTGCTGAGATGCAGAGAATGCAGCAAACCGTTAGGGAACAGGCTACACAACAGGCTACACAACAGGCTACTACTGCCGCTGCTGCTAGAACAGAGGCGGCATCTCGGGCGCAAGCAAGTCTAGATGCTCGGTTGGCGGCAATGGAACTAGAAGTTAAGCAGAAAACCTCTCTGGAAATGCAGGCAGCAGACCGTGCTAGGCAGGGGAACGCTCCCACCACCACCAATAAAATGGCACAGCATTTTAGTAAGAAAAAACAAGTAGCGGTTGAAACTGCGCGCCTGGAAGAAGCTCAAAGGATTGCTAAACAGACACAAGATTTGCAGGATAGGTATCAGATGGAGATTGATGATACTCAACACGTCTTGCCTGACACGGATCAAGTAATTGCTCCACAGTATGGCGCTATGGACGGTGTTGGTCGTATGGATGAGAATGGTATGCCAATTAAGGCAGACCTCTCTATGGAAGCGCAGAACCTTGAGAATCCCTTGCAACGTAACTTGTGGGGTGATGAGTTGGGTGCGTCACAGGGTCAGAAACGTTCATTGACCGGTGCCATTGATGCAATGCCAGAGGGTGTTCGTAATCGTGAAGGTGGTAAGTTTGCTCCCGGTACAACCCGTCAGAGCGCTCTTAACCTACTCCGTCATGAGACTCCAGCATCACCTGAGTTGCAGGCTGCTAAGATGAAGGCTGACATTGCTGCTGCTAGTGGTGATAACCTCAATGGCTTTAACGCTAAGATGCGTAACCAAGGTGGTGGACTCCTCATTGGTAACAAGAAGGTAACTGTAGAAGCCACTGACTTCGGATTCATTGCTAAGATGGGTGATCGGATAGTGGGTCATCTAGACTCCAACATCACACCTGAACAACGCGCTCAGTTGGGTGAAACCGCTAACGTGGATATGGTTAAGGTTGCTGATGACTTGCAAGGTAAGGGTGTTGGTAAAGCTCTGTATGATGCGTGGACTAAAGCAAACGATGGTAAGGTTGCTCCATCGGGTAAGACTAGTCCTGCTGCATGGAAAGTCTGGAAGCGTGATAACCCTGCTGCTGTAGAAGCCTTTGTTAAACAAGAGGCTGCACGTATTGAAGACGGTTCTCCTGCTGGACAAGTGTTGGGTAACATCACTGATCCAGAAGTTCGTAGTAGAGTTGCATCGTTTAATGGGCGTACTCGTGGACAAGGCGGTGCCATTAACCCCGATGTTTTTCTAAAGGATTTCCCTGAGTTTGTTGGTAGCAAGATGAAAGATGCTGCTGGACAACTTAAGAAATTCTATCATGGTACCAGTAAGGATGTACCTTTTTCTGAGGTTAAGGCTACTGCCCGTGGTGGATGGTTCTCAGATAATCCTGCTGACGCATCCTCATACGCCAAAGAGAATGATTCTATGGCGACTAAGTACAATCCAGACACACGTACCTACGAGGATAAAAACAGCAATCCCCATGTGCATGAGGTGTATCTGAATATTCAGAAACCGTATACAATGGATGCTGCGGATATGCAGGCATACCGCCGTACAGAGAACTATGCTAAGTTCCAGAAAGAGCTTACCGCTAAGGCTAAAGCCGAAGGACATGACGGTATTGATTGGGGTGGTGGTGTCTTCACAACCTTTGATACAGCACAGAGCAAGTCCACCCTGTCACCAGCTTTTGTTAAAGCTAAAGGTAAGCAGAAAGGTGTTGTTCTATTCGATTGGAAGAAGGGGCCTAAGGTTGACCAGATCGAGAAGATTGGTGCCATTAAGAGTAAGCTAGGAGCCTTCATCCCATCTACAATGACTCCAGCAGAAGTTAATGCCTATGCAGCCACTGTGCCTGACGTTAAGCAGAATGTGTTGCAGAAAACTGCTAACCTATTCACTAAAGGTGGTTTGTACCAAGCTGAGAAGACTGGTCATCCCTACATTAAATATGCAGTGGATAAGGTTCTAAATGCTGACCGCTTGACTCGTGCAGACACTGCCCAATACATCCATGATGGGTTGGCTCCAGCTATGCGGGCACTCTCTAATAAAGAGTTTGTGGAAGTGGCCCAAGCTATGAACTATGCTGACTTGATGGAAGTGGACCTCACTCCCGCCATGTTGCAAGAACATGGGTTTAACGCGAAGCAGGTTGATTTGGTTAACATTCACCGTACTACGATGAACAAAGCCATTGATGGCATTAACCGCGCACGAGAGGTGGCTGGTAAAGCTCCCATTGATAAGCGTGTTGCTTATGCATCTATGTCAGCCACAGGGGACTTCCAGAAGCTTGTCTATCAGACAAACGAAAAGGGTGAGAAGAGTGTGATTGGTGTGATTGGTGCTAAAACTCGTATGGGTCTTGAGGCTTTGCAGAAGCGTCTTGGTGAGAAGGGTTATGACACCGACGCATTCGGTGAGGAGCGTTACAAGGGTAGCGGTAGGGAGCGCACTGGTAGTGGCACAACCGCTATGATGCAGGCTCTTGAGCACCTTGCAGAGAACGATCCTAACAGTGCTGCATTCCTTGATGTACTGGCAGACTTGAAGCAGCAGGAGGCATACGACTTCCTGAACGTCAAGCGTCATGCTAAAGGGAAGAAGGGTATCTTTGGTATGGAGGGTCGTAAGAGTTGGGAGAGTAACTACACCAACGCTAAAGACTTCATGGATGCTCAGTTGCAATATGCTGAGAGTGCTATGAAGTGGGGACACATCTCAGAAGCCTCTACTGGCATTAAGGAAATCCTGAGTAGCGATACTAAGGCTCCAAACGCCAAGAAATGGGTGGAGGGCTACTTCCAGAACTCTTTGGGCATGAATCCAACTAAGATTGGACGACATTTTGAGCAGTTTATGGGTGCCATCTACCAAGAGACTGGTGTGGGTTCTACAATTCCACGTAACACCGTTGCATACAGCCGTAAGGCCATCAACACCCTGTTGCTTGGTCTGAACCCCGGTTTCATTGCAGCGAACATTGTGCAGCCTATCCTATCTCTGCCAGCTATGACACAGTTCCTTGCAGGACGTGGTGTAGAGGGTACTGCTATGATGGGGTATGATAACTTCGCTAAGGCTGGCATCACTTCCCTTAAAGAGAAGTTTGGTGGTATGAATGCTTTTGAGAAAGAGGCGTTTGCCTATGCCAAGAAGAACCATGTGTACGGTAGTGACTTGGTTGACAACTCTACCTTGTCCCGTAAGGGTGGAGAGTATTATGTTGACAAGGCTGGTAACTTCCTAGCTGCTGGTGTTGAGAGTGGTACACGTAAGATGATGTTCTACACCTTTGCTCACATCTTGAATGAGAATGGTATTAAGGACTTTGGTCTTGCACACAACCTAACGGATGTGGCCATGAACAACTACTCTCCTGTAGAGCGTCCTCAAATCTTTAACACCCTTGGACCCATTGGGGACATGGCAGCTAACCTCTCATCGTTTAAACACAATGAGTTGTCTAGAACGGCTATGTTTGCTAGGGAGGTTGGTAAGAACGGGAATGCTAAACCATTCTTAATCCAGCTTGCAGCTACGGTTGCAGCAGCGGGTCTACAAGGTATCATTGCATACGAAGAGGCTGATTGGTTGTATCGTCAAGTTAGTAGCGCGATGGGTAAACCAGATAGCTTGTCTAGAGTGACGCTTGAATTCTCCGAAAAGATGGGCAAGTACACGGCTGACAACAAGTATGCCTTGAGTCATGGTTTGTTCTCTTTCCTTGGTCTGGATATGTCTAAACGACTTAGCTCCTCTAACGTTATACCTGACTCATGGAATGAGGCGTTGTTCCCCGGTGCTAGTAAGTTGGGTGAGATTGCTAAGGCTGGTTGGAACGCTGTTACGAGTCCTAGTGAGATGAATGCTAAACGCTTTGCTAGGGAACTGGCTCCCGGCTTCGCTCATGGTGTAATGGATCGCAAATGGTTCAGCGAACAGACCCCTGATGGTGAGATGGGGTTGAGTCGTAAAGACTTGGATCCACAGGTTATCCGTAATGACGCTGACAAGAGATGGAAAGACTGGGGCTTGACTGGGGTGAATGAGAGTGTTGGTAAGCAGAAGGGGTTTGATCGAAGTCAACGTAATCTTGCTTACTCGGACAAGAGGGCATCTGTGTTGAATAAGATGCGGGATTCTTTGAAGAGTGATGGGAAGGTTTCACCTAGCCAAATTGAGGATTATATCCGTTTCGAGGGAGACCCTAACACCCTTGCCACAGACCTCAAGACAATGGTTGAGAATCGTAGTATTGACATGGTTACGGCTGTTAGGATGTCTGCATTGTTGGCTAAGACCCCATCACAAATGGGTAATGCCAACCGTGCAATGCAAGTATTTAAGGATTATTAATGAAGCTTTCAGAGAGAGGTGCAGACTTGTTGATAGTCCGTGAGGGTAAACGCAACTTTGCTTACAAGGACACCAAAGGTATCTGGACAATTGGGGTTGGTCATACTGGCCCCGAAGTCAAGAGGCGCCTCTGGTGGTCTGACGAACGAGTGATGCTAGAGTTTCAGAAGGATGTTGTTTGGGCAGAGGATGCTGTTAACTCAGTTGAACCTATCCTTGAGCAGCATCAGTTTGACGCTCTGGTCTCCTTCGTATTCAACATTGGAGCCACTGCATGGAACAAGAGTACCATTAAGAGACTCATCAATGCAGGAGATATTGATGGTGCAACTGACCAGTTCAAACGATGGAGGTTTCCTCCTGAGATTTTAGGTAGACGTATGGGTGAGAAGGAGCAATTCAAGACACCCTACTAAACGCCAGACGACAAAAAGCCCCCAGTCCTTTCGGATATGGGGGCTTTCTTTTATCTGTTACTCGTAACCATCTTTCCACTTAACCCAAGCAATGCTAAAGATTAGGATGTTAACCACAATTACATACTCAAACTCATCCTCCTCATCACCTGTTGTGTGCTCAATACCTAGCATTAGGCCATTGATTATTGTGAAGGCCATCATACACCACAACTTCCACCATGCCCTGAGATGTCGCAGATGTCATGAGTCTCTGTGAACACTTCATTACCATGCTTCAGTGCCTCTTCATAAGGGACACTAGTCAGGGGTTGACCTCCTCGACTTCCATCTGGATAACAGGTGAACCCTCGCAACCGTGGAGCGTATTTAGCAAGAACCTTTGCAAACTCGTCCACTTGTGTCTCGTTGTTTGATTTACTACCCCAAGAAGGGAGGTTAATGGTTGAGGAGATTGACATATCAACGTAATCTTGTATGTCCGCTTGGAACTTGATGCGTTGTTCATAGTTGCTACTTAGGTCGATTGCAGACTCAATGGTATTTGGGTCCACTCCGTAGTCTTTGATGAGTGTACTGGCAGTTCCATCAATGACGTACTGGTACTTCCACTTAGTTCCCTCAGTGAGGTAACGGCGCTTGTAAGCAACTGCAAATAGAGGTTCAATTCCTGTCGTTGTACCTGCAAGGATTCCAATGCTTCCCGTTGGAGCAATAGCTCGATACGCGACTGGACGTGAGATAAAGAAGCGGTCGCAATGCTCATTAGCACTGCGTTCTGACTCTGTTTCATATACTTTCAACCATTCATGTAGTTCAGGGGTTACTTCGTACTTACTTTTCCGTTTGAGGAGCCATTCATGTATACCCATGAGGCCCAAGCCAAGTCGTCGGTTCTTTTCCCGGACCTTGTATACCTTTTCGTAGGGGAGGTCTGCTCGAAGCGTTCCACATACAAGAAACTTTGATGCGAGTTGTACAATGTTTTGGAATTCTTCCAGACTTCTAATATTGCCAAGATTGATTGAGCCAAGATTACATACGTCAGAGTCATCCTCACTTGTAACTTCTGTACAAGCGTTACGGAGGGTTTCATTCTGTTTATCTCCAAAGTTAAACGAGAAGCCGGGTTCCCCTGTCTCCATCGCTTGACGAACGTTCTGCATAAAGATAGGGTTATTCTCAAGCCCACCAACCAACGAGGCGTCATCATAGTTAACAGAGATGTTAGTCATGTCCAGAGGGGCATGAGCGTTGAAGTCTGCTTCCTTAGCAGCCCTTAGAGCAGGGCTCCAGTTTTTAACAGTAAGGAATGTGTTAACGTCCTCATGTTTCCAGTTGAGTGAAGCATAGATTGCAGAGCGGCGTGATCCCCCTTGCATGACATTTCGCCCGATCTCGTTGATAGCAAACATAAGTGGGATAGGGCCTGACGCAGTGCCACCTGTTCGACCAAGAGCTTTTCCAGCAGGGCGAAGTCGGCTATAGTCAATTCCAATACCCCCACCCGTCATTAGACAGGACATAGCTCTCCACGTTACAGCACTCCATTCTTCTCGGGTGTCTTCCTCTGCACGAAGCAGATAACAGTTGTTGTACGCTTTGTAGGGTCGTCCAGCGTAGTACAGGTAACGTCCTCCGGGGAGAAACTTGAACTCTCGAATATACTGCGTAAGGAGCTTTCGATCTGATTCAGGCATGAGGATGGGTACAGTTCCCCCACGGCTTCCACACACATCGTCAACGAGGCGTTCTGCAAGCTTGGCCCACGTGTCTGCTGGCCCCTGTGCATACTTGTTTCGGAAGATACTTTCACCAAAGGCATTTCTAAATTCACTCACATTTTCCCAATCTTAATCTCTGGCTTATTTGAGCCATGTTGTTGTTCATATTCTGCTTGCTTCATGCGTTCTGCAAGACGGCAAGGATCGCATTTACCCTTCTTCATCCATTGATTATGGATGGGGCACTTACGAGGGTCGGTTACGGGTTTCATCTTGTTCAACGTAGTCATCGACTTCTGGATCATATCGCATGATTTGCTTGTCGGCATCAGCCTCTAGCAACTTATGTTCAATGTATTTCTTCTTGACTCCGCGTTCCTCAGAGGACAGCGTAAAGTTCTTGTCGATTTTCTTCAATTTGTTCTTCTAGTAGGTTAACCAACTCATCCATGTCAATGCCCAAGATGTCAAGGAGTTCCAACTCATCCATCTTAGACACAATTAGTGCTTTCAGTTCTTCCAGATCATCGCTCATCGGATGTATACATACACAGGTTTATTGCGTAGCTCCATTTGATCAATCATGTGTTTAGTCCCTCTGGATTGTCCGTCCCATACAGCTACTAGAGCATCTGCATAATCAGCCATTTCTACGTTTCTACGGAAACCAGCAGATTTACCAAACGTGTCCCAGTCGGCTGGAAACTGTTTTAAACTAAGTTCCCTAGTTCGGGAATACATCTCTCCATGCTGATCCACTCCTTTTGCTGTACCGGACACTACCTCGGTGATCTTTCCAAAGAAGGGACTCTCTTCGATAGCCTCGTAGGTATTACGAGCTACAAAACCATCTCTACTACCTGCAATAATGACTTTCATCGTGTGTCTCCCGATCCTTGCAATTTACCACGTTCAGCCCTGTCAGAGAGCTTTAGGATGTTAACCTCTGCTACGTCGGTGAGAGTGTAGCCCAACTCCTTAGCAGACGCTGTAAGGTACCATAGAACGTCTCCTAGCTCTTTTAGAGCCAAGGGCTTGTCAATGCTACCATCACGAATTAGTTTCTTTACTTTCTCCGTGTATTCTCCCGACTCTCCGGCGACTCCCAAGGCAGTGTAAGCCAGTGCCATAGTACTTCCAGTGCCCGCTTCTGGATATAGTGCAAAACGTTTAGCAAGTTGTTCATATTCGTAAAAGGATTTAATCTGCATGTTTGGATCGTTTCTGAATCTCTCGTTGGATATACCATATAGCCTTTTCCAAGTCCTGTACACCGTTCTTTAGATCAGCCCGCCAGAGATACTTCATGGCGTTACCCACAGTGAAGGACATATGCTCAGTGATCTGAATGCACTCGATACCAGAAGGATGTTTGGTGTAGTGTGGAGGATGGTTTACAAAGTCAGGCTGCTTTGTTCCATCTGATACATAATCCCTAATGTCTACGTCGTTAATCATTTCTTTGTTACCCATTTGTAAAGGTCTTTAGGTGTAACCTTGTCGGCTACCACCGGATCACCGATTGCCTGTGCAACCCATTCGCTACAGAACCACTTATCAGGGTCTGATTTAACGAAGGGTAGTGCGAAGCGAACAATGCCAGCGAAGTCGTATTCTGCACCTAGAGTTCTGTTAATGAAGGCCCACATCGCTAATGGGTGTTTTACTGTAATGTGGATTACTTCCCACTTACCATCGTTCAGGTCAATCTTCTTAACCCTAACACCTCCATCAAGGCCACTGCTGCTGTAACACATCCCATCAATGACCAACTCCACATGAGTAATGGGAGACATGGTTCCAATGGACACTAGGATGTCAGATAACCAGCCCTTAACTGTGGAGGAGGGGCCGTGGTAGAAGGCTATT